ATTGCACGACTCTTTGCATTCTATTTACTGTCATCAGACTAAACGCTGATCCTTCTCCAACAGCAGCTAGATGAGCCACATGTCGGAATGCAAATATCATGTGTGTTCCCATGGCAGCTCCTAGCGCTGCGCTATCGAAGGCTTTCATGGCAAACGATTGTTCACTTTCGTAGACTCGTTCCATTTCCATATATGGCCCATAAATCGGGATAAATACCCGAGGATCCATATCAGATGCACATCCCAGAGACTTGGGACAGTAGCTTGTCACTTAGGCCTAGAAGATGTCCTAAGATTAACAGACCGATAACCTCGATTCTGTTCTCCTTAATCGCGTCAATAACTCGATAACCCGTGGCCGCATTTTTGACTGTCTCGACACATTCTGTTTCGGTCATCATGCATCACCCATCGCTTCACAAAGGTATCCTCGATGTTCTCCGGGGACCAAATTGATCTGCAAGATTGCAGCTTCATTTTGCGGAATAGTAAGCGTCGACAAGATCCGGATAAGACCGGCGGGGAAAACCCCTCCCTTCATGCGACTTGTTCCGCCCACAGTTGTGGCGGTGATAAATGACGTATCATGGTACGTCAAATTAGCAGCTTGAGTTTCGCCTCCAGGATAGTTGACTTGTGGATAAGGCAAGTTATCGTTCCGATCAGTAGCATTATCCAAAACATCTGGCTGCTCTTTCCCGACATTTTGCATACGTGCCATCCAATTCTGGCTCGAATCCAAATCCGGACTAACCGGATCGGGAGATTGTGGATACGCACGTGAATCGGCGTAACCTTCGATAACTCCACGTGATTGCCCAGCGTTGTTATTCACACCAACCATGTGCAACGTATACTCAGCTGAATCAACAGTTGATCCAGTGCCATCTGGCAAAGCGTTAGGAACTACGATTTGCGATGCTTCCCACTCGCCTGCAGCGTAAGTCACTGCATTGGCATCGATCGGCAGGAGATTCCCTGCAAAGCCTGCCGTAACATGCGTCACGTCTGCATGAATTTTAAAATCTGAAAAACGAGCTCGTGCATCTTCTGCTCCGCTTTCTTCCAGAGCACTCTTTTGCTGCTCGTTCCATGCAACAAATGCTTTCTTCCATGCTTGATATGCAACCCACGTAGTGGGTATGCGGTTAACGGTGACACCTCCGGTAATACCCGAAGATGTCAACACCTTGAAACTCTCTACAACCCAATTGATTCCCTGTCGATAAAAACGACGGTTCACCAATGAGGCACATTGACTTAGATCAATGGTCGAGTTGTTTGTCCCTGCGGGCAATGAAAAACTCATTGTCAACTCTGCTGGTTGTATTTTCTTACCCCTTCGGTAGGCGGCCATAAATTACCTCATACCTCTGTTGTTTATTATTGTCGTGGCTCCCTCAAAATCAAGATTTTTCACGCCATGCCCGATTCAGAAGCTATTCTCGGGGGTTGTTCAGCCCCTCCCCTATCTTCTTTGCCGCTCACTCCGTCACCGGAGGTGAAGTTCTAAAGACTTAACTCACGGTTGCATTACGATTTTACCCGATGTTCGGGTTTCCGTGGAGAGCCGTCAAGATACGTATCTGCCTCCACGCAGTCACGGATTATCTTCAACCAGTATCGATACCGTGTCTGATCGTACGACTTCGTCTTCAGGATAAGTTGTCCAGGACGGGGACTAGGCAACTGATCTTTTTTCTTTTGATTCTGCGTTGCACAAAGACAACGTGAAAATCTCATGTTGCAGTATCCGCAACAATTCAACAGAATTCACCACGGCACACATCACACAGCCAAAGGGCAGGACGCTTACGATTAATCTTCGTCCACTCACTCGTTGCGCTTGTTGTTCCCTCGTATTGACATCGAGCACAAGTCTCGATCATCGCCAACACCCGCAATAGCTGTATCCACACCTAATGCAATAATTGTTCCAATTCAACGTCTCTCCTTTGGAGTTAATCAACTCCAGTTCCATCCTTTTCGCTTCAGGCATGAACTACTCTTGTAGTATTCAGCCTATAATCATGAAGATATGTGGTTATTCTACCCACTCTTTTCCACAGCCATAACAGATAACGTGAAGCACGTTATGCTCTTCGATGAAATGCTTATCAGATTTCCTCGGTTTGTAGCCACAATCTGGGCACATTCAGATGAACCCCAGCTTAGGCATTACACGTACGCTTCCAAATGCTCCGTGTTCAACGTCGGCACCGGGTTTGATGGCATATTCTCCATACAATCCAGCCGCAATCATACCGGTAGACACCGGAATTCCGTATTGCACGACTCTTTGCATTCTATTTACTGTCATCAGACTAAACGCTGATCCTTCTCCAACAGCAGCTAGATGAGCCACATGTCGGAATGCAAATATCATGTGTGTTCCCATGGCAGCTCCTA